AACATGAAAGACTTCGTAAGCACTGTACATCTCACTTTTGTACTGATAGAATAATTTGCCTTCATGATCTATAACAGTCACTAAACCTGGGTCCCAAAAATCTAAAGCTATTTTGTTTCCAGATTCATCGGTGACGATACCAGCAAAGTAATTACCGCGAGTCAAAACCGTAAAAGCAATTAAATGCTTAAATCCAAAAGGAGACTGGTGATGATTGGGTCTATTGTTAAGTAGATAATTGACCGGATGGTCTTTAAGATATTTTATGTTGCCCTCTGTTTTTTGACATACAGAGTGGGGCAGTATCGCTATAGAATTGGCGATCATGTCTATTCCGCTGTAAAAAGCGGAAAGCGTTAATGCGCTACGAACGTTAACCTTCTTTGCAGATTCCGTTAGGCCATAACTAAAACCAGGAAAGCCCCCAACAAATGTTTGAGCACTGACTACTGATCTTAACGCATTTTGAAAAACAGACATATTTCTTTTATCTGCTTCAAAAATATGGGAGCTATCTAATTAAAAACTCCAACAATGTTTACTTTGTTGGAGTTTTATTAATTTTGCTAACAGTGTATAAAAAACATTAAAACGATTTTTATACGGGTGTTAACTACAAACACTAACATCTTGCTTAAATTCAAGTTCAGTACCAGTAAATGCAAAAAACAGATTCTGCCAGTCGTGAACAAAGAACATTCTTTTTGGTATAGAAACAACTTCATCTTCTTGGTGTATCATTACATAAAATTCTCCTTTGCCTTTATCGTTGCACATCATTAATGTTACTTTTGTATAATCATTCAAACCGTAGTTAAAGTATTTTGCCAATCCAGTTTCATTTACGTGACATTGTGTTTTTAAAAGCCACTCTTCTGTCAATGGTATTGGTTTAGCTTGCCAATCATTTTTAAAATGACCAGAAAAAGTTATAATTTCTTCTGTCAATCCTATAACTTTTATTATAGTTTTAGTTTTTTCGTCTATAAATAAATTACCAATTTTTAAATTTTTTGCTTTCATTTCGTTATTTAATTAAGTTTTTTTATAGTCCATTTTTTTATTTATATATTAAACAGCTTCAAATGCTGATATCTTATTAGAGAACCTAACGGCTTCCTCCGGGTTATCAATGTTAAGCCACACAAAATGCATTCCTGTGTAAATGCAAAACCCGCTATTTATTCCAGTAGAACCGTAGAGTAGCTTAGGAATATCCTCTTGCTCTAATTCATTTTCTTCAATTGCCTCCTTGCTCGCTAAATCTAAAGTGTAATGAAAGAGTGGATCTTCTACATCCTTTACAAAACCTAATGGTAAAAAGGTTTGATCGTTTAGCTTAAAAAATTCTTGTTTGCTCATAATTCAATTTTATTAAATAATTTTTAAATAGTTTTTTCTAATTACCGTTTCAAAACGGTTTTGCATGTCTTGCAGATACGTATTCGATCTTAAATAAGTCGAGCTACCAAATGCAGTGTCGATTACTTTTTCCATTTTTGGGAGAAGAATTTCAATAACTTCTACCATTTCTTTTGCCTCTTGTCCATCTGCTTTTACATCTTCGAGATCTTCCATAAGACACATGAGGTGAGTCATGATCTTATGTGATTTTATGGCCATTTGTTTGCTGTCGTGTTTCATAGTTTATGCTTCAAAATGTGCTTTAACTTCTTTATCAAATACCTCTTTAGTCAAGTCTGATATGGCTCTACCTACAGAGTTGTAATTTAGTTTTTCGGCAACAATGCATTTCTTCTCATAATCGGTGAGATCCTTTTCTGGTATGACTGACTTAGAATCGATTTTTAATTTGCTTTTACCTGGTATAACTTTTATAAGCGTTTGCCCATCCTTGTACTTATGAAAATCAAACTGGAGCTTTGCAGAATTTAATATCTGTGTAGATATGTTAGTGATGTTTTTTACATAAGCTGCATCTACAGTTTTGTTTTTGGCTTGCTCAAGTGTTTCAAAAAGTATTTTGTTGAGTTCATCGATAGAATTTTCCATAGTTGTTTTTAGTTTTTGAGTTGTTTTTCTAGTTTGTTTTTCAGTTTAATGCCTCTTTTAATTTCGTTGGGATATTGCAAATAATTACGCTCAAGATGTTCGCTCCTGGTAATGGCCATTAGATTCTCAATTCTGCAGTCCAGAGTATCTTTGTTTTTAAAAATGATAATCATGTCTTTAGGAATTTTTCCGTTGTGCTTTTCCCAAAGTAGACGGTGAGCAGCTTGCATAATTCCTTCTTTGTTTTTTTTGTACAAGTAAGGAAATTTCTTTTCCCAGCGCACAGATTCATAATCTGGCCCCTTTGCATTGTGTGGTCTATTTCCTTTTTTGAATTGTGTTTTCTCTACCTTAGCCATTCCCTCCGGAGTCATAAACTCTTCTCTCTTTTTTCCTTTATTAAAAGAAATATTTCCTTTTTTGAATTGTGTATGCTTGCACTGAGCTGCATAAATAACACCAACTCTTTTCCAAAATGCTTTGCTTTTTTTAAGTCCTAAAGGGCTACTCTTTCCTGTTATGCTAGATTTAGTTCTGTCGAGAATTAAAGATAAATCCTCGTTTTTTTTATCTGCATAGTTCTCTGTCAAGTAATCAATTTCTTCTTTGGTCCAAAATTTTCTTTTCATTTGAGAAGGTTTTTTTTATTAAAATATCTTCGAATTAAGTAGCCTCTTAAAATGCTTATCACTGTAAAGCATATTGTTATTCCAAGTTTTTTTAAAGCTGTACTATGTATTCCAAACAATGGGAGCACTAAAAAAGTAGCTGCTAGTGATATTGTAAAACCTATAAAAGTATTGATAAGACTTTCTTTAAATGATTCTTTTTTTGATTGCATGGTTTTTAGTTGGTTTTAAGTAAATTTCTAGTTTCCATAATTGCCTTAAAAATCTGTAAAGCAACCTCAGGAACTATTGCATTTCCAAATCCTTTTATACTTTCTTGTCTCCATTTAGGAAAGGTAATTCCGTCCAGTCTACTGGAAAGCTCATCATTTCCGCTACAAATCGGGGATTGAGTTGGGAAGTCTTGCCACTTTGATGGAACTGATCCGCTAAATTGTCTGCCTTTTCTTTCAGTCTGCCCCTTGCTTTTAACGCTTCGGTACTGCTTGCTCCCTTGTAATTTGAAGTTGCTGGTGTCGGTAGCATCTTGTATTCGATATTCGCCTCCAGATAACTCATTGCTTTCTTGTGGCCCTGTCTCTTTTCTCTGGTTTTGTAACCTTCCTCGCCTGATGATGTTGGCGTTGATAACATTCCTCTGTTTGCTAATTCGCCCACGGTCATTCCAAACCCGTTTCCGTTTATCTTCGATGCCTTCGCTTTCTCCCGTCTTAAATCTATTTTCTTTAGATTTCCGCAATTGCTGTCCATCACTAATGGCGTGGGCCACAAACCAGACTCGATCTCTTCTGTGGGGAGCGCCGACACCTGCAGCTGGAAGTACACACGGTTGTACTTCGTACCCTTCAGCTTCCAAGTCAGCTTGCACTTCGTTGAATACCAGTCCGTCATTCCAACTAACGATTCCAAGAACGTTCTCCGCCACAACGTACTCTGGGGCAATCTCACGAATTGCTCTAAGCATTTCTGGCCAGAGGTGTCTATCATCGTCTTTACCAAGTCTTTTCCCTGCATGGCTGTATGGTTGACAAGGGAATCCTCCTGTGAGGACGTCAATTTTTCCTCGCCAAATAGTGAAATCTGTTTTTGTGATGTCTTCATAAGATATAGCTTTAGGCCAGTAATATTTTAATATGCGTTGTCCAAATTCGTTCCATTCGCAATGAAAAGAGTTGTTCCATCCCATCCATTCAGATGCTAAATCAAATCCTCCAATACCAGAAAATAAACTTCCATGATTTAGTCTGTAGCCTAATTCACCTTTGTTCAGAAAAATATGATCACTATATTGAGTCATGATTCTATTTCTTTAGTTTTTCTTTTAGTATAAAAATGCACACTGCAATTTCAAAGGCCATTAGAATTATTATAAGTAATATTCTTATCCAGTGATCGTTTATCCATTTTACATCAAGTAGAGTAGAAGTCGCTAATGGCAAAGCAAAAGTGACTAGGACTATGACTATAAATTTGAGGTCTTTTTTCATTTCTTCTTATTTTTTCTATTATTCGAATTGCTAAAACTTCTATAACACGAGTATTTATGTTCGCCAAAAAAGTCAAAGTATTGATCGTTTGCTCTTTCAAATGCTTCAAGATTTGTTTTAGAGGTTTTTAGCATCTCAAAAAAGTAGTTGTAAAATCCTACGTTAGTGGCCAGTTTTTTTATCAGCTGGTTTTCAGCTTCTAAATCAGAATGTGATTTCATCATCGGTATTATTATATTGAGATTCGTTAGTATTCTCTGGTGTCATGGTTCCTGCTAAGGCCATTACAGATGCAATGATGCCATCTATTCTTTTTGTCGATTTGTTTTTTGCATATCTTATATTCTCATTTGGGTCCATATAGGCAACGCATCCAGAAATCATCCATTTTAAAATTGGATGGCCACCGTGTCTTATTTTGGTAGAATAAATGAGCGTTTCAAATTCTTTTGTTGGAAATGAAAAATGAGCTGTCGTCTGTGGAAATGGATGCATTTCTATTTCTCTAGCTGTTAGATTCTGGACCAGTTGGGTAGCTTGCCATGAATCGTATTCATACCATTTTGGGTGAAGAACATCCCAGCAAAACGCTACAATACTTTGCAAGTTTTCATAGTCAATTTGGTTACCTGGTGTGGCTTGCAAAATCGGCTGATTTTCGAAAAAGTTACTTACATCGGTAAAGCCTTTTAGATCAATATATTCTTTAAGGGTTTGATCTTTCCAAAATTTATAGGGAACTCTATCTTCAGAGGATCTTTTTTCCACAGTGTCTAGTGGACAAAATAGCATAGGTAGTAAATCTCTTATGCCATCTTCATCTGGATTACTTACGAAAACTATGGCGCTTAAATCAATTGTAGAACTTAGGTCCAAGGCACCGGCACATCCGTGCTCTAAGAAATTTTTCATTCTAATTTTACCTGAGCATTTATCCCAAATGTCTTCAGGAATTCTAACTGTTGCAGCATCTACCCAATTGTTAAGATGCTTTGTTTTAAAATTTGGTATTTTACTAGATTGGTTTATTGCCTTTTTATATTCAGATGTTAAGTGTGAAATAGATACAGATACATTTAAATTTGGGTTTGCTTTAATCCAGTTTGCTTCGTCTTCCCAATCATCGTCATGATCAAGATCATGGATCATAATGAAAGTGTGATCATCATCTTTTATCCCGCTCAAAATTTCTTTGTAAACATCTTCAGCTTGCTTACAAGCAGATTGCATATTGAATCCAGCAGTGGTAATTATATAAAGCAAAGGGTTTTTTCTGGCACCCATTGCAGATTCTAAAACCTCTCTAATGCTGTCGTCCTTGTGCGCATGGTATTCATCTATGATTGCGAGAGAAGGATTTAATCCATCTTGTGATTTGGAGTCACCACCGAGATATTTAAATTTACCCATGGCAGATGGATATCTTATCTCGCGCTGTGTATTTTGCACACCTCCAGATCTAAGTGCTATCGATTTTTTGACAAAGTCATAAGCTTGTTGCCAAACTATTTTAGCCTGGTCTTCTTTTGTTGCACCAGCATATATTTCTGGTGAAGCTTCATCGTCAAAGCACAAAAAATAAAGACCTACACCAGCCAAGGTTGCTGTTTTACCGTTTTTTCTAGCCACTTTTTCATAGACCGTTTTTATTCTTCTATTCCCAAACTGGTTCTTCCATCCTAAAATGTTATAGAGAGTAAACTGCTGCCATGGTTCTAAAGTAAATGACTCTTTTAATTTGCCCTTTTCGCCTTTAGTATGGATTAAAAATTCTTCAAAGAATAAAATAATATGCATACCTGCAGCATGATCTATGTAAAAACCAGACTGATCACTTTGATCAATCCATTTATAAAACCTACTAACTGCTTGCTTTATGGTTTTGCCTACAACTATGTTTCCATCACGCACATTTTGCGCGTATTGAAATGGAATTGAATTGAGCATCTCGTTAGTAATATTCATTTATGATTTTTTTAGTTTAGCAAATCCAGCAAATAAGTCACCTTGGTTTGGATCTTCGGAGTCCTTAAGTTCTTTTTCAGATCGTGGATCTATACCAAATTGTTTGAAACAGCTCATGATCGCTTTTTCAGCATCCCTTTTTATTGTCAATTCAACTGAAATGTTCTCTGCTCCAGATGCATATTTTTGCCTATAGCCAGATCCATTCTTATCTTTATTCTTAGATCTTATTTCCCTCACGGCCCATTCCCATTGTGAGAAGTTTTCTGCCATAATTTCTAAAGCCGGTATATGAATTCTTTTTAATGTTTCACAAGAAATTAAAATTTTAGCAAAACTTTTAAAATGTTTTTTTGCTGAAGCATTTAAATAAGATGGTGACTTAGGAATCTCTTTTAATAGCTTGGATGCTTCTCCTTTGTGTACTGTTTTCATTGCTAAAGCTTTAAGCCCCCCCCTCAAATATTAACTTTTAGTAAAATTCTCCGTAAGTGGCGATGTATATATAATTTTATGTATTTGTGTTTTGACCCCTATGCCCCTTGGTTTCTCTGTAACCATGAGCTTCTTTTCCAGACTTACTATCGTGATGATATTTGCACAAGGTTTGTAAGTTATTTTCATCTAGTTTGGCTCCGCCATCTTCAATTCTTTGAATATGATCTACATATTTACCCTCTTTTACAATGCAATCATCATCACACTTCTTACAGTTAGGATAAGATTCAATAAATCTCTTTCTTAACTTTCTCCATGGCCAAGAGTTGTAGAAACTATTGTTGGTTATAGTTCTTCTAGAATAATCTACCCTCTCAGCTACCCATGGTCTTTTTATATTCTTTTGTTTGTTTGGCATTTTAAAATATATTGTCATCGTTTGGATCCATCTTGGGTATATCATCTGCATATTCATCATGCTCTTGAGGGTCTGAGTACTTTACCTTGTTACCATCGAAGTGTAACCCAATAGTTTCAAGAGAGCCCTCTCTGTATTTAGCAAATGAGAATTCTGCATTGGCTCCTTTGTTAACCAGCCAATCATCAAGAGGTGAGTCTGGATAGTAGTACTCGTGTCTATACAGAAATGTAACTATATCCGCATCTTGCTCGATAGCTCCAGACTCTCTAAGGTCAGATAGCTTTGGGTGCTTATCGGTTCTAGTCTCTACACTTCTATTCAATTGACTCAACGCAATCACAGGAATATTAAGCTCCTTTGCTATTAGCTTTAAATTTCTAGTGATAGATGATATCTCCTGTTCTCTATTGTTGGCCTTAGTCTTGTCTACAATCAATTGAATGTAGTCTACTATCAAAATCTTAATATCATACTTCCGCTTCATGATACGTGCCTTACTAACGATGTCACGTATATCCATGCTTGGCGTATCTTCAATGTAGATAGGGAAGTCCTTCATTTTATCGATCTTGGAAGACAGTGTATTAAAATACTCAGGCTTCTCAAATCCTTTTCGGATAAGCTGTGATAAATGAAAGTTAGAATTATTAGCAATAGTCCTAGCACTTAATTGATTGCTGCTCATTTCTAATGAAAAGAAAGCACACGGAATGTTTCTTATTCCACATTCGAGTGTAGTTTTTAAAACAAATGAAGTTTTACCCATACCAGGACGTGCAGCAATAATAATAAGATCTGAAGGCTGCCATCCACCAGTAAAGTCATCTAGAACTTTAAAGCCTGTTGGTACTCCGGTTAAGTTCACTTGATCTGCATTACTCAGCATCTCGACACGCTTTAGGTTATCTTGTAGTGATTCAGCATAAGATTTAGTTTTGCGACCACTAAACACAATTTCATTTATATCATCGTTCCCTTTTGCATCTGTATTCAAAAGCTCCAAAGAATCTGTAGACTCATCCATTGCTAACTGGATGTTGCGCTGTGACTTCTCTATGATTGATCGCTTAATGTAATACTGAAGAAGCAGTCTGCAGTGATACTCAAGGTGAGCTGATGATCCAACCTTATTACAAATTAAAACCAAATCGTAAGTAGGTACATCTAGTTTTAAGCTCTTAAGCTTATCATCCACAGTAAGCATATCTATCTTATCGTTGGCATTGTAGATGGCTACGATCGCCTTAAATATCTTTTGCATTTTAATACTAAAAAATATCTTAGGATCCTTTAATATCGGCATAACTTCTATAGCTGCATCTGCATTGGTTAATAAGGCACCTATGACGGTTTCTTCTAAATCTTTGTTATATGGCATTTTCATTTCTTTCATTATCTAACTTTTCTGAGGTAAACTGGTTTTTGTTCTTCTGGCTCGCTATACTTAGATTCATTTTGAGCGTAGTTTCTAGCGTATTTTGATAGTCTGGCAAACAAACTATTCGCTGTCCAGTTCAATTTATTATTATCAATTTCGATTTGTACAGTATCATTAAAATCTTGGACGAACTTCTTTTTGTTGCTTATCGATTTGTTATATCGCATCACAAATTCAGTTTCTAAACGAGAAGGACAATTAGTTTTTAAAAAACTGAAAGCGCCTATATCTCCCTTTGTATTATTAACTAGTGTATTATTACCTTCATCATTTTCTAAATACCCCTGTTTAATATTCTCACTAGGGGTGTTTAATTTATTAACTAGGGTGTTTAGTTTATTAACTACCCTTACGAGACGTTTAGAAATGACTTTTTTATCTCTAATTAATTGTATTTTAACAAAGCCTTTTGACTCCAATGATTTAATTATTTGAGTGCATCTGCCTTTAGAAACATCAAACATTTCAGAAAAATGAGCATTGCTAGCAAAGCATCCATTTTCATTATCAAGGGAATCAATTTCAACTAAAAAAAGCTTCTCCATAATGCTCATATCTTTATTCAACCAAATCATTTTTGGTATCCATATGCCTTTAAAATCTCTGTGTAAACTCATACTTTAATATTTAATAATAAAGCCCACAGACAAAGCCTGTGGGCTTATAATTAATAGTCGGGTTCAATAATTTGTATAATTTTTCTAGCATGGTCAACCATTTTGTATATAGCCTCTTGCATGGTCTTTTCCATAATCAGTAATTCAATTTGAATATCTTCAACACTCATATTCATGTAATGTTGATTAATCTGGAAGTAGTTAGCAATCTCATAGTCTTTACATCCAGAGCAGAACTTTGCTATAAGACAGGCCAGGATCTTCTCTGTAGTGTCCTTTACACCTGTGACTTGATTATGCCTAACTTCAAAATTATGCATGACAAGATTTGCTATAATCTTTAAATTTTTATTATCGTTCATTTCTTAATTTTTTTAAGATTTATCCTGGTCTATTGCATATTGAGCATCTATCTAGAAATCGTTCTGCTTGAGGATCACACAGACTATTAACTTTTGTGCAATATTTTTTACCAACCCTGCAATTAAAGGAGTCTGGTTTTTTCTTAACTTGTTTTAAGTTGGTTTCCATAGTCTTGATTACATTTATATTGAGTAAAGCTTTTTAGAACGGTAATTAAAAACTTAAGCTAGTGCGTCCCAATTCCAAGGCCTTTTATTTGGTGTAGACTGTTTCCTTTTTAAAGACCTTATTTTAAAAACAGTATCTTGACTTACTTGTAAGTTGTTTAAAATCATATAGTTCCTAACCTTATCATAAGATATACCCAAGCATTTTGCCATAGTAAGCATAGATTCTTTGGTCCTATTTTTTTTTATATATTCTTCATGTACAATTTTCATAGGCATAGCTTTTAAGATTTTACTGTCTTAAATTTTGAAGTTGTTGTATTGCCTTAGTCCTAAGTTTCCAGACAGATCTATTGCCCTTGTTAAGCATTATTAGATCATCTTCTTTAGCGTATTTCTTAAGAAATATCTTTACACCCTGTGGAGAGATTTTACCAAACACTTGCGCATCCGAAAGCTCTTTAAAACTGGCAAATACCTTTCTATTTACAAGATCTATTGCACTTTGAACCTTTACTCGCTCTTGCACAAGATCTCTAGGAGCAATCATAAGATCATTGCTTTTTAGATAATCCACAAATTGTTGAAGAGTGCTCATTATTCGCTCTTTAATTTATGTACAATAGATTCCAATTCAACAATCATATCTAGCTTGTGAGCACGCATATTCCAGAATTCATGTAGCTTTTTAAGCTTATGATAGTCTCTGTAAGTCCTATCGTACTCTTGCACTATTACACAGAATGCAGATCTATTACCAAATCCCATTTTATGAAAATCGTTAACAACGCTTACACATCTTGCATATAATTGCATCTTGTCATTGTGCGGTTCAATTAATATTGCTTCCATATTTTATAAATTAATGGCACAGATTTTGAATTGTATATCATGCCAAGACAAATATAGTACTAATAGCGTACTAATAGCGTACTAATAGAGTATTTTATTAAAAAACATATAACTATTTGATTATGAAAGGTTTAACGGTTAAAGAGACTATAGAAATTATTAAAGAGAGGTGTTTAGAGCTAGAAATTACACCTTATAAGATAAATAAAGACACAGGTTTGTCCTCAAAAGGTGTTCAAAAGATACTTGATGGTATCACAAAAAAGCCAAGAATAGAAACTTTAGATACTATTCTATGCTATTTAGAAAACTCAGTTTTAGGCTCACAGTTAAATGAAGTTCACGAGCCCTATCTTTCACCACTAAAAACTAAAAACAAAGGCGTACCGTACTACAATGTAGATTTCACATCTGGATTTGATATGCTCTTCAATTCAGAAGAGTATAAAGCAGATTTCTTTATAGACTATAAGCCGTATAATAAGGCAGACTTGTGGGTAAATAATATTGGGAATTCAATGTCACCGGTTATAGAAAACGGTGATTTGCTTGCTTTACAGATCAAAACAGACATACAGCAGATTATATATGGTGAAATCTATGCCATAGTTATGCCAGAAATGCGTACAATTAAGTATTTACGGAAATCTAAGCTGGAAGGTCATGTTCAGTTTGTTCCAGAAAATTTAGAAGATTATGATGCTCAGGACATGCCCATAGAATTAATTGAGAAATTTTTCATAGTTTTAGGTTCTATTAAGAAATTCTTCTAATTATGAAAAAAATAGTCTTCTTATTATCTATACTTTTAGTGTCTTGCGGACCTATGCAGCTTGTCCAAATTAATAATGTTCAAAAAGTTTTTGATATTGTTAATACGAAAGACGAATTATATATAAAAGCGAACCAGTGGATGGTAAAAACCTTTAATAATGCAGAATCAGTTATTCAATTTTCAGACAAAGAAAGCGGTACCATTACAGGCAAATACATGCTAAAGCAAACTTATACAATAGGCCTTAACTATCAAACGATTCCAAATGGTGGTATTTTTGCAATTATAAATGTAGACATTAAGGAAAACAAGGCTAGGATTACGATAACTCCAGAAGAATATAGTAGTCGAGAAACAGGTAATTCACAATTTATTTACCCTGAAGAAACTGCCCGGCAGGATATAGATGATCTATTAAATGATTTTGAAACTTATATGAACATTAAAGAGAATAAGAATTGGTAGAAAATTACTTAAAGCTAGTCACATCTTCCTGCATAGCGTCTCTTTCAGCTTCTGGATACTTGTCTTTGTAAATCGTATCGATATCATTACGTTCATGGCCCATCAATTCGCGAATTAAGTCCTGGTCATAATGCTTAAATTTTGCCAAAGTCGCAAAAGTATGCCTCATTACTTTTGTAGTTAGATTACCATTTTTAGGCATAAGCTTAATGTCATACAGCTTTTGGACTCGTTTTATGTTTCGGTTATGGTTATTCCTGAAGGTGATGTAAGCTTCAAAAGACTTTCTCCAGGGAAATATATATTCTTTGTCCCCAGTGTACTTAGAAATTAAATTTTCAGCTTTGGCAGTCAACTTTACATCATAAATATAAGCGCGTTCACCGTTTTTTCTACGTTTCAAAAACACTCTACCATTTTCAATATCTGTTTTCTTGAGGTAAAATACATCGATAAGATCCGCACCACCAAGATAAAATTGAATGAGCGCAAGATCTAGACATCGTTGATGAGATACGTGCATGCTTTTTATACTTTCAATTCTCAAAATTTCATCTGCACCCAAATAATAATTTTTAGCCCGTCTTTTTATGATAGGTAGATCAGTAAATAAACCCAAAAAGGGGTTAAAATTTTCAATCTGGCCATCTT